TTTATGGTTTGCAGATAGGGAGGCGCCTTACACTAGACGTGAATATACTGCACTTCCGATTGAATTTAGCGGATTTGAACAGCAAGCAGAGGGAGCGTATGCGAGACCACAGGTAACGTTCAGTAATGTTTTAAGAACTTTACCTAATATTTTGACAACAAATGACGCTTTAATCGGTAATAAGATTACACGACGAAGAACAATTAGTAAGCATTTACCTACCCAATCAGCAGGTAATGGGCCTGCCCCAACTGAATTACCTCAACAGGTATTTTACTTTGATCGAGTAGTAGAAGAAAATGCAGTTGTAGTTACATTTGAGCTTACAACAGCATTTGACTTGCAAAACGTCAGAGTCCCTAATCGTTATATTTTAGCTAATGTGTGTACATGGCTATACCAAGGTGCTGCGGATGACTTATCGTCTGGCACACCTCTTGGAGCCTGTAATTGGAGAGAAGATAACATTTTAAATGGAGATTCTTCTTTACCTTTCTATTTTGATATAGCAGATAGAGTACTATTAGACAATGGCAATGCGGGAAGCGCAACAACAATGCCTGGTTCCGGAACTCTCACAGCCAATCATTTGTATAGTAAGTCTATTACACTTAATTATACAGATGGTAGTGGAACAGATAATACTAATGAATACTTCCAAGCGCTCGGAGCCTTAGCAGCTAGCCCATTTAATGCACAAAATTTTAGAAGAGTTAGAATGTTTACCGATTGGAATGGTGGAAGCTATAAAACATATAAAGAAGGAAGGGTGTACAACCCGTGTGTATTATATGACGAAAAGGTATGGGTTGCGGTCCAAGATAACACTAATGTAACCCCTGGTACAGATGATACGGTATGGGAACGAATAGATATATGCGGTAAGCGGCTTTCAAGCTGTGCATCAAGATATCGTGGTGTAAAATTTACTGAACAGTCAGGTGTTGTAATACCATCTGCTACTGAAGAAAATAGAAAGGCAGTATTACCTTATGGCGGATTTCCTGCAGCTAAACGATATAATAGATAAGTGTACAGTTTGGCTTATGAACCAAAAACAAGAAGAAGAGCCAGTAGCTGCTATTCTTGTTAGAAAAGGAAAAGCTCAACTTGTACCACTAATTAACCACTCTGAAGACCCAGTTAATTACTTTGTTCTAGGAGATGACTTTGCAGAGCTTCAATTAAAGGGTGAAGTAATCTATATTATTCATGGGCATTCTACCGATTGCGTTCCTAGTGAATATGATATTGCTTCCTGCAATAGTTGTAATATTCCATATATTATCTTTAATAGGACTGACTTTAGCTATACCGTTGTCCGCCCTAGTAATTATAAATCATTATCTGGGATAGAGTACAAATTTGGTGTTAATGATTGCTTTGAAACAGCAAGAAATTGGTACCTGATGCATGGTGTACCAATACCAGAGAGACAAGAGTGGATTGATGACTGGTGGCTAGAGGGGTATGACTACATAAAAGACTTAGATAAAATTTGGCCATTTAAACCAGCAGGCGGCTTAGAATACGGAACACTAATTACATTTGCAGTAGAATCAGAAACAGAAAATCATCTAGGGGTTTACTTAGATAACGACATATTTTTTCATCATGCGGTCGATCGCTTATCTTGTAAAGAAAATCTATACCCTTTTTGGGGAAGATACATAAGGAACATTTATAATTATGAAAGAGGTAATCCTCAACGGATTTTTGGGTGATAAGTACTTCAAGAAGATGAGCATGAAAGCGCATCGAATTGGAGATATCTTTGCTTGCATAGAGTGCAATTTTCCAGAGTTTAGAAAAGACATGATAGAGTTTGCCGAAGCAGGTGGAGATATATCTGTTATGTATGGCGATAAATATGTAGAAGACCCAGAAGAATTTATGTATAGTATCGGACCAGATACTGTTGTTATTACACCACTTCCAGCCGGTGCTAAAGGTGGAGGAGCAAAACTATTGCTAGCTGGTCTTATTGTAGCATCGTTCTTTATACCTGGGTCTAGCGCACTATTAATCGCTGGCGGGGGGGTAACTAGTGTTACAACAGGAGCTACACTTTCAGCAGGCGCTGCTTTATTGGGCGGTGCTGGTGTAGCTGCTGGCGCTAGCTTTTCATTAAGTTTTGCAGGACTAGCATTAGCAGGTCTTGCAACAAGCTTAGCATTACAAGGGCTACAGCAAATTATGGCACCTGACCCAAGTGTAGATAGTGGAATAGGAGCAAATGACGATTACCTTTTCGATGGTGCAAAAAATACTATTGCACAAAATAACGTTGTTCCAGTTCTTTTCGGAGAAATGATTGTAGGAGGGGTGCTAATTTCTACAGCAACAGTAGCAGGAACAGTAATACCAAGAACTCATGGAGCAACTTGGGGTTTAACTTCTACCTCAGGCGGAGATAGAACAGGTGGAAGTATAGGATCATCAAATACAGTGTTCCCAACAGAAGATGTTTACACAACGTTTTCAAATGCAAGGAACTTTACAGGTTAAAATATGTCAATAACAGGTAGTAATAATTCAACAGGTATTGTTTTTGATCTAATTAGCGAAGGTCCAATTTCGTTAGTTAATGGTCTAAACTCTATTTATTTAAACAGGACCCCACTTGCTAATGCTTCAGCGTCTATACCGACGATGAACAATTATTACCGTGTGGAAAGTAATTCTGGCGGTACAACGCTCACACTATTCCAGGTCCAAAACAGAAATAATAATGGAATGCGTCTACAAGACAGCGATTCTACAGGTAACGAGGTACTCGTGCACGGCGGAGAAGCTGAAGCAACTATCACAAACATTGCATCTGTTTCTGGATCAGATGCATCTCAGGTAACTGTAAATTCTAGCTTTTTTACTTCCGCGATGTTAACGCCCGACGGCTTTGGCCCACTATCCGAGAAAATTCGTATCGCGGGTTACGCAGCAGATGGGGAAGAGTACATAGGCCGCGTTACTGCTGTGTCAAGTGGTACAGTTGCGACAGTAACACCTAAGATTCCCAAAGCACTTACAGGGTCTCCCACAATAACATACGACTTCCACACAACTGGGGATGTTGCTGTGTCTAAAACTGGTATAGTTACATCTTATACTATTTCACTAGATTCTGCAATTCCTAACACAAGCAAGCGTAACACAATCATTTATGTATCAATGCAAGGGTCAGCTGAGCTTGGACTAACGGCAAATAGCGACGACCTAAACTTTGATGGTGTTAAGGTAGCTTTTAAGTCTGGCTCAGCATCTCAGACTCCACAAAGCTCAGTTCCCTCTATCTCTTCAGCGACTAACTCTACAAAAATTGGAACAACAATTAAGCAGCATACTGATTACTTTGGTTCTAATACAAAGTTATACAACTTTTGGGGTAATTATAACCTTGAGTACCCAGATGGAGCAAGCGGCGGTGGAGACGTAACCATTAATGCTGCCGATGTATCTCAAGGCGATAATGGCGCTATTGATGAATTAATTTTAAGTATTTCTTTCCCTTCAGGACTATATACAGCAGGAGCAGGAGACGCGTACTATAAAGAACGTTATGGAGCTGTATTTCAGGTCTTTTTTGACTACAAGATTGGATTAGGAAGCTTTAAAACAGCGCAAATATTTGGACCAACTACTGCAGAAATTAATTCCGCTAGCATTCTTGTGGCGGCAAACACTGGCACTTTTAGAGAAAACGGATCTAGAGTAAGTGGAGAACTTAGGTCGAATAGCCAAAATGCAATTGACTTTGACTTAAGATGGTCTATAGAGGAATTTAAGCCCTTTACGGACTGGCGCATTCGGGTAAAGAAAGTCACTCCAGATCGCTTGGTTTATCGTGACGGACAACAAAACTTTATCGCAGACAGTACTGTAAAACAAGTTATTACGATTATTAATGACAAACTATCTTACCCGCATAGTGCGTACGCAGCACTTTCATTTCCCTCACAGCAGCTAAATGGTGAGTTTCCAGATAGAGCTTACCACTGCTACGGAGTAGAAGTAAGTGTACCCACGAACTATGTTACTAGAGAACAGGCGGAGGATGGAGTAGCAACATATAATAGAAATGTATCAACTGGTGATATAGAAAGTACATACCAAGTTTGGGATGGGAACTTTGTAAGGGCGTATACCAATAACCCAGTCTGGATATTTAGAGAGATACTTCTAAATAAGCGATGGGGCCTTGGCCACTGGCTCGCCCCAGAAAACATCAATGATTATTCCTTATATTCTCTTGCTAGATACTGCGATGAGTTGGTACCGGACGGCAATGGTGGCGTTGAACCAAGATTTACAGCTGGTGTATACCTTACCACTGCAACTGAAGCCTATAAAGTAATTAAAGATTTTTGTTCTGTAATGTTGGCGATACCTTATTGGGTAGATGGACAAGTGATTGTAGAAGGTGATCGTAGAGGAGAGCCTGTTTATACTTTTTCTAAAGGTAATATTATTGACGGGGTATTTAGCTATGAAGGTACGGGCAATAAAAGCAGACCTAATCAAATTGTAGTTAGATTTAATGACAAAGATAACTTTTATGATGAAGATATTGAGTTAGTAGATGATATTCAAGATATGATCACTAATAATCGCATCTTTAGTGAAGAAGTTGTGGCTTTTGGAGCAACCACTAGAGGACAGGCAATTAGATATGGTAAGTGGAAATTACTTACGTCCAAACTACAAAAAGAGATAGTTTCTTTTAGAACTGGAGAAAACGCTAGTTTCTTAAAACCAGGAAGTATTGTAGCAATACAAGACGCTGATAGAACCGCTGTTAGATACTCTGGTAGAATTCAAAGTGCTAGTACAACACTAGTTGGTCTTGATGCAAATGTAACACTTGCTGCTGGACAAGACCATGATTTATATGTACAAATGGATGGATCTGCAACTTATCTTGCACAGGAGTCTGCAACGATTAGCTCTGTTAATTATACATTAGGAGATATTATTTCTGGTGTAACAACTCAAGAAGCTGCAGAAGCACTCGTTGATGATAGCGGTGACCCAGTTGTAGTACAATTCTCCCCAGATATGCACTTAGAAAAGCGACCAATTACAAATAGTTTGCCATATACGGGGAATCAAATAACAACAGCTCCATTTAGTTCTACACCAGAAACTGATTTTGTTTGGGCTATTACTAGCTCTGTTGATGGAGAACTTGTCGGGGGCTCTGCCAAAACCTATAGAGTACTAGGTATTAAAGAAGAGTCTCCCGGTATATACGGTATTAGTGCAGCTGAACATGTAAACTCTAAATTTGATATACTTGATGAAGAGTTTCTATCTACTGCCCCTCGTAATGTAGCTCGTTATGTTGATATACCGCCAGTAGAAAACTTTACAGTAGTAAAGAAAAGCTCTTATGCAACAGATAATGCAGCTAGCCCAAGTATTACACTAGCAGCAGCTTGGTCTAGACCCAGTCAAACAGGGTCAGAGTATTATGAAGATATAGCAGAGTATGAGCTAGTACACACCGATCCTGAAGGAGATGTAAAAGTTGTTAACATTCCAGAAGATAGAGTAAGCTATAACTTTACCTCTACAGAAACTGGGGATCATCTATTTAGGATAAGCGCAATTGGAAGCGGGGGCTCTAGATCAAAACCGGTGGAAGTATCAGTATTTGTCGAAAGTATAAATGGTGCACCAGTAATCCAAAAGAACGGATTACCTCAAGGAGGGGTATTTGATGTACCAATTAGAGTAGCACCTATATCTGCTACAGGCCCAACAGAGGTTATTGTTCCTTTAGAGTATACATATACATTACCAGTAGGAAAGAAAATTACAGTTGGTAGTACAGCACCTGCTGATCCTGTTGACGGAGCACTATGGTATGATACTGTAAATACACAGCTTAAGGAGTGGGCAAGCCAGAATAGTGGCGGAGTATGGGAAGTAGTAACGTAAATGGCATATAACATAAACCTTTCATTAGCCAATATAACAAATAACCTGTCTGCAACAGAGGGGTATGCATATCTATCTTATGATATTACCCACGGTTTTAGACTGCTTGTGCCTGTTATTAATGATAATGTTACTTTCTTTAGGGATATTGATATTACGGATAGCGGCAGCGATGGCGTTGTTGATAGCGCAAATGCAACTGTTGTTGTGCGCGGTAGTACGCTATATAAAAAGACAGGAACTATTCCAACCGGTAGAAGTATTTTTTTAGTGGGAACACAGTGGGTAACTGTTGATAGTTATGTTGATGCTGATACCATTACTAT